GTTTCCCAGTCACGATCATGCAGCGGCACCAATGAATACAGCAGCTAACAAAGCGCCAATAACGGAGAGTCCACCTGTCGCGAACGTGATCGCTTTACCGAGGATTACCATTCCGATTGTGAGAACACCCACAGCGGCGACTACCGCAAGAATGGAAGCGATAGCGGTTTTGGTCCCCGACGATAGACTATTGAGCCATGAAGTGAATCCCTGAGCCACAGCGCTTACGTCTTGAATGATTCCCTTGAGGTTGAGATTATCAATCAAATCCTTACCGATGACTCGAAGAGAAGAACTAATGTCATCCTGCATGGTCGAGATAAGACCTGATACTGTCTTGGATTGTTTTTCCATCAATCCTTGAAAATTACCACCCTCAGAAGTTGCCGATTTGAAGGCCATCGTCACCATATCAGCGCTAATGGCTCCTTTTTCCATCTCTTTCTTGAGTTCCGAAACCGACTTACCTGTTGTTCGAGAGATTTCCTTGAGGGGGTTGAATCCGGCGTTAATCATCTGTAATAAATCTTGTCCCATCAGGCGACCTGTCGACGACATCTGACCGAACGCCAAGGACATTTGTTGAATCTTAGCACTATTACCCCCTGTCACATCCCCCAACATTTTGAGGATAGGGAGAATGTTCTCACCTTCGACTCCGAATTGAAGCAATGTTTTGGAAGCGCCTTGGAGCGTTGAAGTGTCGAGAGGGGTAGCTGCGGCGAAGGCTTGCAAATCCCTCACCATCTGTTTTCCTTTTTCCGCATTCTGAAGCATCACACCGAAGGCGACTTCATTCTCTTCTGCTTCGGCAGCTAACGAGAACGCTCGTTTGGCCGTATCGAACGCGGAACCTAATCCCATCACAGATAGGATTCCTCCCGCATACCCTGCTACGGAATTGGCGAATCCGTTCACAGCGCCAGATACTTGACCGATCTTGCCTGCTGTCTGTTGAATCGATGCAGTCGCTCGACTCGTATCCTTAACCGCATCCGAAAGCATTTTGTTGTAGGAACTGGCATCACCTAAGAGGCGAACCATCATCCTCTCTAGTTCTGTTTCGCTGGCCATATCTATCTCTATTCTGTGAGAGGAATATCAGTGATTCCTAAATGCTCTTTCTGTTCCTTAATGAATTCAATCAACTCATCCGGTTTTCCCTTACCGTTTCTGGCGATGAACTGTTTAACTCGACGGTCTAGTACGTCGATTTTTCGCCTTCTCGATTCGATGGAAATAATGTCATTAGGATTGTACCCCGTCTCTGCTTGCTCTGATTCGGTTTCCTCTTCTGTTGGCTTGTCGAATCGTTGTCTTTTCACACCTTCTGATTGTGATTGTGTGGTAGACTGTTGTTCGATTTTGAACGGTAGTTTGAACTGAGACAGCTTGATTGCGTTTTTGTTCTTGATCTGTGATCGAACAAATTCCGCTGCTATTTGCATTAAATAGTGGTCGCTTCTGGATGGATTGTTCCATTGTTCGTCTAGCCAAATTGACCAACAACGGAATTGTCGATCGGTCATGGGGCTATCCCACCCCATGACTTCATGCAACTGTTTTCCGAGTTCATGCGCTAAACGGAATTCTCCGTCGTAGCGCTTTGTGAGTTTTTTTCGTCATCCCCTATCGTCGAAGAAGGATCATTACGATTGATTTTGTTCTTTTCTTGTAGTTCTTGCAGCTGCTTTTGAAGATCACTAATTTCCTCGATCAAGTCTTTTTCTGACTTCTCATCCCGAAGAGTAGGACTGATTTTCAACAGTGTCTTGAACAATTCATCAGTGATTCGATCGGGCCATGCCAAAACTTCAGCAATTGGAGTTGGTTGGGGGTTGCCATCTCGTTTTGTGTACATCTTTCCGTTGACGACTTTGTGTAGACATAATGAGACGATTAAAGATTGTGAATCGGCAGCGCCTTCGACCTGTTGTAGTTTCCCTTTGTCTCCGAATCGCGCCGCTGAGAGTTTGGCGTTTCGATAGGTCTTTGCCGATTCTGTTGATGCTTCCCGAAGAATGTAGGAATTACCATCGATCGAGACTTCGACAGTGATCGGCTTGAGACTATCAAACACCAACTTTTCAGGAATTGCCATAACAGTATTTGCCTTGCGTTAGTAGTGTTGTTGAGTGTGGGTGTATCGACGAATTAACAGTTAGACTGATTATGTTCCGGCGACTGAAGTTAGAACCGGACCTGCTTCGACGTTGTTCACATGGTCGGAGTTTGTCTGTACGACCGTCATGGTTCCTTCGGGGAATTCATCAATTTGATTCTCCCCCCATTCAACATCTTGGAGGTAGCCGTAATAACAGTAGGTCGAACCATCAGGAGAGCGTTCCGTAATCGTTGTGGGAACGCCCAAAATCGCTTCGATTTGGGATTTACAGGCGGGATCGTATGCGAACGTCACTTTACATTCAGTTCCCTCGATCAACGCCGGGGGCGCTGAGGTCTTGTAGTCGTTGTTCCACATCGTTGTAATGTCGATTTTGTCTCCGATCGTTTGTCCAGCGCCTTGAACAGATTTTTCCCAAATGGAAATATCGGTATCGAGAGCGAACGTGATAAGAGTTTTCCACCCTCGGCGGAGCATGATCCCTGAAGGAGTTACTCTGGCGGTTGGGGTAGGTGCGGCCATTTTTGATCCTTTGTGTTATTACACGTTAGAGACACTGAACAGATATAACCAGTAAATACAGTAAGTCGAATCATTGACTTGATTAAGTCTTTTGTCGAATCGTTACTGTTCCATTGATTGTGTAGAGGAGTCGAGTCGAGTGAAGGTCTTTGCCTAGATAATTGACGGTTCCCGTTCTCGAAAAAGCCTCAACGATATAGGTAGTTCCTTCGATTGTGATACTCTTCATGTCAATGATTTCGTCGAGAGTCTTAGCGATTAAGTTCGTTCGAGGATGTCCGTAGGTTTTATGATTTAGCGCTCTGACTCGAACTTGAATCCCTAAGTATCCTAACTGAACCCCTCCAACCATTTCCCTACCCTTATTGGTCCCCTCCGTATCGTAAATCGTAATACAGTTGTCCGGTTCGTCAGGTTCGTCCGCTACGAAGATCGGCCAATTAGAATTAGAAACCGGATCGCTGCCGCATCTCAAGTCGATTAAAACGTAGCGGAGAATATCGGCGGGAGAGTGATTGAGAGCTACTGTCATGAGATTCAATCCCACATCGTTCTAGGAATCATATCACGATTCGGAATATCGTGATCGGAAAATAATGGCAGAGGTTTATCATCTTCCTCATCGTCGTCCGTCTTTTGATCTTGATGAGTGTATTGAATTTCTGATGGCTCATTCGCTTGTTCAACCATTTCCTTGGCATGACAAAACAGAAGTCGAATGAGTGTTAGACAGATCAAGAAACCAACAATCAGTCCGATACTGAATGCGATACAGATACCAGCGCTAATCCATTCGCGATCCATCATGATACTCCTGAGAGTTTGACGAAGTTGTTAATGCTGAATGTGATTTCCTCAGTCAGAGGAAGGTTCATTCCTAAACTACTGTCGTATGTCGCCTCGATCAATAGTTTTCGTTCGGTATCGAGCAAATCACCACCGATCGCTAAATCCAGTCCTGTCAGAATAATTCGGATGGTCGAAGCTGACACAATGGAAACTTGATCGCGACCATTGACGATATTGCCTTCCGAATCCGTCAACGTCCATTTAATCGAAGAGGCATTAGGAATCACAACATCGTTGTCCTCATCCTTGAACGTGATTGTGAGAACGTATGTCGATCGTTCATTGGCTTTATCGTTAATGAGAATTGGCATCTTATGTACTCAGAGTTCAACGATTTAATCACTAAGGAACAAATACGATTTTAGGATAAGAGATTGATAGTTCAATCTCTGGATAACTCACATCGAACACCAAAGATGGTTGCGATGCTCGAACATTTTTCACACTGACGATTCCGTTGATTTGTCTTGATTCTGCGGCTAGATAAACACTACCAACAATCAATACGGCATTGCCATTATATGTAGGCGCTGAGAACGATGCTACACCATTAACTGTTGCTCGACTTGTGTTTAATGTTGCCAATCCTGTGAATATGGGTTCAGCCGTATAACCAGATGCCGACAGTATTGCTCTTGAGGTATGTAGTGTTGATGATCCCGTATAGATAGGATTCGTGACACTACCGGATGACATAATGAACGATTCTCCTATGGTTAGAGTGGATGTCCCCGTATAGATTGGCGCTGAGAACGATCCATTGGCCGATAACGTCGATCGACTCGAAATCAGTGAAGCGCTACCAGTTCTTGGCGGAACATAATATGATGCGACTCCATCCAGTGTTGCGTGACCGACTACTAGGGCTGACGTTCCTACGTATAGAGGCGCTGTAAACGTGGCTGATGCCGACAACAACGCTTTAGAGGTTGTGAGTGTGGCTGTACCTGTCTTAGTCCCTGCTGAGAAAGTAGCACTACCTGATAATTCACATTCACCTACCAACAGATTTCCGTTACCTGAATAGATTGCTGTGACGAACATCGCCGAACCAGCGAACACAGCATGACCAACATAGAGTTCAGCGTCGTCAACCTCATACGTCGGGTTGACCGCAGTTCCTGCGATTGATGTCGTCGTTTTAGGCGATGTTAGAGAAGCATTTCCTGTGTAGACAGGTGCCGTAAATGTAGCCGATGCGGAAAATGCTGTAGAACCGATCGTGACTGGGAAAC